TACGACAACTTGGTTAATACTTGCCGATTGTGCAAAATTAACTACTGAAGAACCTACTACAAATTCATATTCATAAAATAATACTAAATCAATATTCATTGAAGCATTAGTACGAATTTTAAAAGTTATGTTAGTGTCGCATCCTATTGTATCCTGAATAGTACAAGCGGTAAAAAATCCTACCGTGTCACGGGTCAAAGTTTGAAATAAATTACCGTCTTGGTATATATCTAAATAAACCGTACCTAAAGCACTTTTAGCACTAATATACATTGAATAGGTATGCGTTGCAGAAACCAATCCTAAAACATCTTCATGTACTATATCTATTGAATCGGTAGTTACATTTATTCCACCCGTTATTCCTAAATTACCGATTGTTGAAGTAATAGCATTTATCGTTACGTTTTGCGCTTCACTTAACCACGTGTAATTGTTCGTGTTTTTAGCGTATAAAAATACATTATTAAATCGTGGGTCACTTAAAAAATTTCCCGTAAAAGTAACCCCGTAATCGTTTGCAATTGCTTGAAATAATCGTGTTATTTTAACAGCGGGAAAAAGTTCGTCGTAACGTATAGCTTTTGCATTGTCTGTAACGTCTTCAGTACCTTGCCTATATTCCCAAACTCGGTTACTTGCAATTAAAGGATATCTAACATCGTAATCGGTTGTTAAATCCGTTATGCGGTCGTAAACATTATTTGCAGTATAAGCAAATTCTAAAGAACTTAAATCTAACAAGTTTAATTTATCTTCGCCAAACAAATCCTTTAACGTCCGTATTTCACCATAAAAAGTTAGTTGGTAGTTTTCGGCATGATTGTTTTTTATGTTAGCTTTTTCAATTGATATTTTACCCCGTCTAAATGTAGTTAGGTCTATTTCAATTAATGCGTTCCGTCTTATATTATGGTCAAATAAAGTAGAAGGGTTGTAAGGGTCTCCTATATCAGTTTGATAAAAGTGTTTGAAAATTTGATTATTAACAGTTGAAGCGGGTACGGTAAACGATTGTGAAAAGTCAGTAAATACTTTTGATATATCGTTAATATTTTGAACGCTCGACGTAACGTTAATTTGTTCGTCTTCAAATAGTTCAATCTTTTGACCTTCAATATATACTTGTACTTGTCTCATATTACATTATTTATTGCATTGAAAGCAAAATCAAACTCTAAAGAATAGTTAATCATTTTTTGATTTATATTCTTGAATAATTCCGTTGACTTCGTGTTAATCTTTACGGGTAAACTGTTTAACAATATTCTTTCACTTGTCATTAATTGTTCTAACAAATCGTTATAGCTTTCAGTTACCCAGTCCGTATTTACTTTTATGCTACGTTTTGCCGTTGTGTTAAACACCTTGCGTTGACCTTCTAAAGTATTGTAGTTAGGAAAAGTATTTTGCATTAAATTATATTCCGTGTTTTCAACGCTAAAGGTATCGTTAGACGCAGCGAAAAACCAAGTCCTTTGCCAACATCCGTATTTATTTACAAAGTCGCATAAAACGCCTGTATATCTACAATTGTCGTAAGGCTTGAAGTAACCCGTCCAAACAGTAACGTCAACACCTAAAATATCAATTGTTATTTCTAATTTGTTACCACCCGCATAATAGTTTTGGTAAACCCTCGGAACGTCTATAATAGAATTGTTTGTTAAGTTTTGTGTAAATGTCGCAGCCGTTGCTAAGTTAGTATATTTCGCTTTGTAGCTTGTCGCAGTTTTTACCATTATATGACCCGCCCTTCTACTTGAATTTGAACTTGGATTCGTTCCGTCGTAGTAATAGAAAAACGTACCTTGATCGTGTAATATGTCGTGACTTGGTGTATAATTGTATCCTTCTTCATACCAACCGAAACCGTCGTAAGCTAAATATGAATTCGTACTTAATAACGTGTATGTACCGCTATCTAATTTGTATCTTTTTAGTTGAACGTTGCACCATTGATTAGTGTCGCTTGCGGGAAAAGTATTGTATATTTCTTGTCTTGTATTCCAGCTTAAATATTCACGAATGTACGGACTAATATTATAATACGTCTTTACGTTGTTTGAAGCGGGTATTAATTTACTCAAAGTGTAACTTGGATTCGCTGGTGCGCTTCCGATACCGTTCCAGATAAATACTTCTAATTTAGAACCGTCTTGTCCCGTTTCGGATATTTCTACTATATAAGGTGAACGTGCGAAAATACTCATTTTATATTCTTTAAATTTTGGTCTAATATTTCGGTTAACAGTTGTTCAGCATCTAAACCGTATTTATCTATTAACGTGTCGGGTAGTGTTTTGTAGGCAGCTTCAAATGGCTTGGTAAAAAATAGGCTCGGTCGTATTCCGTATTTGAATATACTTCGAGCTATTGCAAATTGAATTCCTTTTCTACTTTGAAATTGTCCAGTAACATTTCGGGGTGCTATTCCTTTTTTTACAATCCACTTATCCAACTTACTTGGCGGCGGCATTTTAGTAGTGTACGAATAAGGCGTATCGAATTTTCGTTCCGTTCCTGAAACCCCTTTATCCTGAAAGTTACCGTACGGCTCCATTTCGAAATAAATACCTATTGAATTAGGCATCTCCTTTACTTCGCCTTTTATTGAATTGCTTAATTTACCACTTGAATTTTTACCCATCCTTTGTAAATTAGCTTTCGCTTCAGCTACTACTAAATCGCGAAACTTTTCAAGCGCCTTTAATCTTTCACTCATTAACAAACAGTCATTTCGTTAGGAACTAAAATATCGAAAGTCATAGTCCAGCCAGCTAAATAATTCTCGAACCTTTCAGCGAACGCTTCTAATGTAGGGTTGCCGTCTACTTGAAAAGCATCAGTAAATAAATCCCCTCTACGTAGTTCTTCGTATAACCTATTCAATACCGCTAACATTGTGTTTAGTACGTAAATCTCGTTGTCGTTACCGTCGAATATATTTGTATCTTCGTCTTTTGATTTGTTTACAATATCCATTGCCATTAAACTCACGTTAAAACGAATTATATTGCTTTCAAACGTTGCGTTATTTACTATAATATGAACTAAAGGAAATATTGTTTGTTTTGCCAAGTCAACCGCAAAAATATCGCCTTGCGTTACCGTGTTAATAAACGGATCGTTTTCTAAATTGCTTTTAAGCGTGTCAAGTATCGTGTAATAATTAGCCATTTTTTGTCATTCTTTTAATTTCCCTTTCTTCTATTTCTCTTTTTTGCTTTTCGTATGTAAGCCATGTAAGACACTTTCGAACTCCCAGTCCGGTAACTTCATCAAATTTTGTAAGGTCGCCTTGAGCAATTGCATAGATTGAATTATACCATCCCCATCGTTTATTAAATTGCGTTCTTTCGCTAAAGTCATTATCCTCGGATTCTTCTTTATCTCCGTCTCCAAAGAGGTAAGCGTATGTTGTACTAAGTCGCTTCCTAAAGTCGAAAAAAAAACCGTTGCACCTAAGACAACATCCAGCGAAGCGTACTTCATAACATCGCTGAATTCATCCGTTCCAGTATATTCAAATATTTCGTAACGGTCTTTTACTTTCTTTGTGATAGGTCGGTACATTACAGCCATTGCTTTGTGAAAAGTTTCTACGCTTGAAATATTACTTTCTAAATCAATGTATTCTCCAAAGGTCATATCTTCCAGATTAGGAATAAAACCGAACTCCATATCCTTTATTTTAAAGGTAGCTTGAAATTTAGGCTTCGCTTTGAATATTTCGTTTAAATGTAGGGTCAAACTTTTAACGTCAGACCATTTTACTTTTACTACGTCTTTCATTTTTAACCCGCAAAATATTTCGATAGTCTTTTGACCAATAAATTCTTCGTCGTTCGACTTTTCAACTACCTTCATAAATTCTTGATAACTCTTTAAAGGTATTTCACTTAATGAAGTAGGGATTACAATTTCTGTTTTCATCTTATTAATTAACTTTTTATTCGTGTTTTTGTAGTTTGTAAAGATAATTCACACTATTTGCATACTTCAACGGGTGCGAACTATTATTTATTTACCAAATATGATACTTGCCGTAATTAGAATTTAATCCAAGTGTTTCCATTTCGTGGTATCGTAGCGCATCAATACCATGATTGTTTGTGTCAATCGGTTTATTCAAACGTGTTCCTTGCTTGTCAGTATCCCAACAGTAAGCACGTAGCTCTTTAATTAAATTAACGCTGTTAGAAGTAACTAAATATTCTTGGCGCTGCATAACATCAATCCCGTAGTTAATTGAATCCTTGCCTTTTGTAACGCCTTTAATTGTTATTCCGTAGCGCTTTATTTCTTCAATACTTTTAGGCTCGCTTGAATCAGCATATACGGGTACGTGTTTCGGTAGTTCCTTTGCAATATCTGAATTAAGCATACCCGTTTGATACTTCAGTTCGTTTAATATTCTTTGCCCGTTGTAATTGTATATTTCTATTATTGCAGTTGGATCGTTCGTGTACCCGAAGTCTAAACCAATTCCGATTAACTTTGCATCTTTCGGTAGGTTGTCGATTGTTTTCCAGTTACTGAATATAACGCCTTCTAACATTCCTATTTCACCTAATCCGTAGACACGCCACCAGTTAGCCCAATACGCGCTTGTTTCCGCTTTTAAACGATTCTTTTCTATTTGTTGAACTATACTATTATCAAGTGCTTCATTATCTTTGTACGTTAAAATTAAAAAGTCGCTGTCTTGTTCGTCTTTTAGTTCAGTATGCACCCAGAATTCATTAGCGGGGTTGAAGTCTAAATATATAGCTTTCTTTGTACGTATCGCAAGTTCGTTATAAGATTCAAAGGTTACGTTGTTACATTCGTTTATGTATAGAACGTCACGCCTTGCACCCCTTAATTTAGAACTGTCATCAGCGCTAAAAAACTCAAAGCTGCTTCCGTTTAAAAATTGATAGGTTAATAACGATTTGTTAAATTGGTTTTCGTGCCATTTATTCATCCACTTCATTAGCTTAATAAAGTCCTTTAAAGCACCCCTACGTAAATGCGGAATACTTTCAGCAACTACGCTAACTTCAAGCCCGTGTATTGCAGAAGCACGTGCTATTAAAACGGATAATATACCGTAAGTCTTGGCAGCCGACGTTCCGCCCTGAATAATACGAACTCGCTTTTTAAGTTTGAGTATTTTATTCGTCGAAGTCGTCCGCAGAAACATCAGGAAATATTGGTTGTTCTAAAACTGTTTGTTCAATTTGTTGTAATGGCGCGCCGTAACCGCTATCCATTAGTGCTTTATACGCTGCTACATCTCCTTCACGTGCTTTTTTAATTAGTGCCAAAGTCATTAAATCTTCTTGGCTCATTGTTTCGCTTTCACCAGTCAAAGGGTTCTTTAAGTTCTGATTAACTTCTAACCAATACTTTGCTATTGTGCTTCGATTCTTTGCGCCTTTAGGTCTTCCGTTAGGGTTTCCGCTTTCGCCTTTTTTAAATTCGTGTTTTTTTATATCTTCCGCACTCATTTGACTGCTGTTTTTCTGCTGTTTATTTTAATTCAACTCCGTTCTTCTTAATAACTAAACTCGGGTCTAATTTTTTCATTCTGTCAATAATAACTTGACAATACTTAGGGTCTAATTCCATTCCGTAACATTTGCGTTTCAATTGGTGGCTTGCTACCATTGTACTTCCAGAACCAAGAAATAAATCTAAAATTAATTCGTTAATGTTTGTTGAATTATTTATACCTCTTTCGCATATTTCTAAAGGTTTTTGTGTCGGGTGTTGCATTTGTAAACCTTTCATTCTATTTACTTGCCAGACTCCGTTTTGTCTTTCGTGTAATTCTCTTCTTCCAATCATTCCAAATATTGCCCATTCACTATCACCATAAGAACCTTTTAAATCTCCTAATCCTGGGCCGCCTTTATCCCATACAACAACACTTTTAATTTTACCTATGTTTTCACATACTTCTTTAAAATCATTAAAGCAATCCCATCTACACCAAATATAAAAATGTCTATTATTTTCTAAAAATAAAGGAATTAAATTTAATGCGTCTTGACCTACATTCGTGTTTTCATCGTTTAATATTTGTGTGTCAGTTCGTTTTAATTTTACTTCGCTTTTTTTACTATCCCATGCATTGCTTTCATAAGCCATTCCGTAGGGTGGGTCTGTAAATATTAAATCCGCTTTATGTCCGTTCATTAACTTAGCAACAGTATCTGAACACGTACTATCCCCACAAAGTAAGCGGTGTTCGCCTATCTCAAATAAGTCGCCTAATACTATGTCCGTGTTTATTTCGTTTGGTATTTCGTAATTATCTTCTTCAGCTTCTAATTCTTCAACGCTTAAATCAATCGGTAAATCTAAACCCCAATCGTCTAATTTTTCAACGTCCCATTCATTTGCTAAACTGTCCCAATCCCATTCTCCAAAACCAACGTTATCTTTAATTAAAAACTCCGCTTTTTGTTCTTCAGTCCATTCGTCTGCTATTATAACGGGTATTTCTTTAAATTTAAGCTCATTTAAGGCTTTTAAACGCATATTACCACCTAACACAACGTATTTATTGTCCACGTCGGTAAAAACCACTAACGGGCGTTTATTTAGCATATCAGGAAATTCTTGAATAGACTTAACTAACTTTTGAAATTTTCCGTCTTTTATTATTCTTGGGTTCTTCGGGTTTGGTTTAACCTCGCTTATCTTTACTAACTTCATTTAATTTTTCTTCATAAGTTGTTGAACATACCGCTAAACGTTGCTCTATATCTTCGTATTCAAAAGTCATTGTATCGTCAATCATGCATCTTTGAACAAAGTCTTTTTTACTTTCGTCTTTTCGTGGCTTAGGAATTGGCATCTTCGTACGTGTTAAATAATATCTCTAATTTATTCATTACATCACGTAGACACGAACCACAAGAAGTTGGTTGCATATTTACCTTAAATACTCTATTATAAATTCTTAATAGTTCCTTTTGTTCTGTAGGCTTCATAGAATAACGTGTTTCAGAATACCATTCTTTTAAATATTCGTATTCGTCTTTTAGTAAACATTCAGGTTTACGGTACGGAAATAACTTGTTTAACTTTGCTTTACGTTGGTCACAACCGCAATCTTCACCAAGTAACCATTTAGCAACCTTTGAAACTCCCGTAGCTTCTAAAACCTTTTCTACTGTGTCCCCTAATCCTTCGCTTTTAGCCGCTAATATTTCGGCTTTTGTTCGTCTTTTTCTTGTCATAAATTATATTTTAAAAATTGTTCTTCAGTGCAAAATAAAATCGTATCTTCAGTTAATACTTGCGTATGTATTACTTCAAAAAAATAATGCTTTTCAGGAAATTCAGTATATTCTTTTGAAATCCAAAACTTACAATTTAATAAAATCATTTGTGCTAATGTTAATTTTGAACTATCCATTATACGATCTAACGTTTTTTCTTCTAATTTCATTTTATTAGTTCGTAATCTTCATTAATTAAATCTTCGTAATCTTCTTTTACATTATCTTTTAAGCGTTCTTTGCAAGTCTTAATTGTTTTCCATACGCTTTTAAAACTTATTCCAGTAACGCCTTCTATTTGTCGTGTACTCATTCCTGAAGTTCGGTAAAGGTCAAATAATAGTTGGTCGTACCAGTGCCATTGTTTAACCTCTTGGTTTATTTTTATTTCTAATCGTTTCTTCGCTTCAAGTATTTCAGGCAGGTATTCGTCTTTTATCTGGTAGGCTTCCGTTATGCTTACTTTTGTTATTCGTGTTTTGCTCTTTTTATAATCAAAAGCCATGTTTCTTAAAACAGTCCAAACAAAGTTTTTATTCAGTTTGCCGTTTAAATAAAATCGTTCAACGTTATTTATTACTGCCATCTTTAAATACATTTCTTGAACTATATCTTCAGCGTAAAATTCCTCTCCAAAAGTGCCTACAATTTTAATCCAGTCTTTGTGGTGCTTACTTAATTCTACTAAAAACTTTTCATTTACCAAATCGAAATAGAATATTCAATTAATACTAAAACTAATAAGCCTACCGTAACACGGTGCATTGATTCTATAATTAATTCGTCTTTGTATATCCACCTTTCAAATTTATAACTTGTTTTCCAATAAACTAAAACAAGAAAAACCCTATCTAAAATAAATAGGGTTATCAGTATAGGTAAAAGTAAAGCATATCTCACTTTACAAAGTTATACTATTTTTTTAAATATTCGACAAACGTCTTTCTTCAAATGTTAATTCTTGGTAGTAATCAAAATCTTCTTCGTCTTTTCGTATAAAATCATTCTCGTCAAATCCGTAGCTTCGAGGGTCGTCTAAAATAATTGATTCAATGTATTCACAAATAAATTTTGTATTACGTTTATTTAACTTACCGCTTTTCAAGTTTTCGTTTTCGCTTTCCCAGTCGTAACTACTAATCTTTACATCTACGCTTTCAAGTTCGTAATCTGAATCTACGTTAAATTCAATGTAAAATTCAAATAACATAGTGCCAAATTTACCGCATTCAATATCAAAATAACCAACCCCGTTGTGTTCTTCAATATTTCTAATCTTTGTGTTTCGTGTTTTCATAGCTTAAATATTAATTATTTCGACAAATATAATATTAAATATTAATATAACAATACACTGAATAAAAAAAATGCGGAATTTTTTACGTTCCGCACTTCATTTGCTTTGCCGAGCCTATTTATTTGAGTCTAAATATTTACCAATTTTCTCTATTGTAGCCGTGCTAACGGTTTTACCTTTTAAAAACGTGTGTATGTTACTCTGGTGCAATTTAGCATCTAAACAAAACTTATTTAGGCTTATTCCTTTTACTTGAATATAGCGCCAAATTAACGTTCGTGTTACATTATTTATGTTAGCTATTATCTTTTCTTCTTTCATGGCTTAAAAACTGTTTAAAAAGTCCGATAAATCGTTGCTTTGTGGCTTCGTGTTTTCTTCGTCTACGGGTTTAATTGATAAACTTAAATATCCTTTGCCTTGGTTCGTTTGTTTTTTCCATGCACTTAAATAAAATTCACGCCCTAAAATTGTTATTTTACCGTTCATGTCGGGGTGCGTTTCTTTCGTCTTTTTGTCGTTTGTGAATAACGCTCCTGAATTGTCTCTTTTTTCCATTTTTATTTATTTATTTGTTTTAATTTTTCTAAATACAATACTAAATCCATTGCTTCTTGTTGTGCGTGGTTTATCCAATCTAAACGTGTTAAATCGGTACGGTCAAGTGTTACACCGTATTTCTCTATTCCTACGCTTGAACGGTCTTTAAATTGCTTTATAACCGATTCTACTATACTATCTTTCATTTCAATTTTAGTTTTAACATTTTTACTATTAAAGAATCAGCGTTAACAGTACCACCTTCGTCAGTTAAGGTTGTTAGTGCTTCAATCAATAGCTTTATTTCTTTTAGTTCTTTCTTTAAAGTTTGTATTTCTTGGTTAACTTCAGGGTTCATATCACTTGAATTAAGTTGTTATAATATTCTCTACATTCTTCAATTCGTGTTTTAATAGCTTCTATTACTTTTTCGTCACGCTTTATTACGTGCGTTTTAACACGCTTTTCTTTAGGTATGTGCATGAAAGTATGTTTAGCCTCTACAAAGTCAATTATTTCATCGTTTTCGTCTATTTCGTTTCTTCGCCAATGTTCCCTTCTTATTTCATCACGAACGATTTGTAAAGGTGTGTCAATCAAACAGTAACATAATAACGCTTCGTTTTTATTAGTCAAATACATATAACCTTGTAATTGAAAATAGTAATCTTTATTTTTTACTTCTTCTTCTACTACCTTTTCAAAGAATGTGAACGCATCCCAAGAAGATTTAACGTCTATTAATACGTCCGTGTTTACGTCAGGAATTCCAGTTAGATATTCGTTTTCTAACTTTTCTTCATTCTTGTAAATAAATCCTACGTCTAAAACATCGTTAACAAGCGCTATTGCTTCAGCTTCTACTTCGTTACCTTTGTCCGTGTACCTTGACCAAAATTCTTTATGTATTCCGTATTTTTCTTCAACGGCCAACTCTAAAAGATATGTTTTAGTAGTTTGAGAAAGACGCACCCCCTTTTCTCGGGGGTTTGTCATAATTTTACCTATTTGTGAACATCGTATTTTCATAGCGCAGCAAGTTGTTCTTTAGTTAAATCAAATTTAGCTCGTAGTTCTTCAGCGGTAAATTTTCCGTTTTGAATTGCTTTTAATGCTTCGAGAAATCTTTTGTTGTCTAACGTTTCCGCTTTTTTATTATCTTTTGAATCAGGGTCGTTTTCCGTTTCATCAATTAAGAATAAACCGTTCAATGCATATTTACGTGCGTAGCTTGAAGCCGTGCCAGTTGTTTGTTCGCTTGACATTCCTTTGTGTTCTCCTAATTCAGCGTAACCATGTACTTTAATTTCACCATCCGTGTTAATCAAAGTTGCGGTTGCTTTTAAAAATATCTTACTACCTACTTCTATTATTTCATCTGAAAGTATTAATACGCTTTCGTGTTTAAATAAAATAGGTTTTGCAGATTCAAGTATTTGTTCCGCACTACGATATTTGAAGCCGCCAAACTTATTGAAGCTTCCTTTAGGACATTTTAATTCCGCCTGAATTTTAGTTAAAACTTTCATGTTATTTTGTTTTGTGTTTTGCAAATATAATAATAAAATCTAATATAACTATAATTAAAAAAAATATTTATAGAAATTTCTTTAAACCTTGTGCGCATCGTTCAATCGAGTTAGCTCGTTCCTGAAGGCTTTTAATTTGTTCGAGTATAGTTTGCTTACAATCGCTTGTAAAATACCCGTGTGACGTCGCTATTAAGGGTATTAAGCCGTTTGTACGTATGTAGTTTACTAACTTTCGTAAACGGGGTTGCGTTAGCCTTATTTTATATCCGTTTTCTTGTAGGTAGTTATTCATTCGAGTAACTATTAACTCTGCCTTTATCGGGTTCGTCTTTTTGTAGTGCCTAAAACCGTTTACTA